ATTCGATAAGTTTGCCGTTGAGGTAGTTTGCCACGACTGGTTCGGAGGACTTCTCGGAAGCCTCGACAGGTTCACTGGCAGGTTCAACTGGCTTCATCTCGACTGCGGGTTCTTCGACTGGGGCAGGGCGTGATGCCTCCCACGAAGCGATAACCTTTTCGAGAGTTTCTGTTGTAAAATCATCGTGTCCGTTAAGACCAAGTTCGCTTGCTTTCTTGACAAGGTTTAGTCGAGCCTCTTCTTTTCGAGCCTCTTCTTGAGCCGCAAATTCGGCAATCTTGGCATCACGGAGAACGAGTTCAGCCTTAAGTGCTTCCAACTCGGAAGCCATTGTGTTTTCTTCTTCGGTCATTTCATTCACCTTTGGTTGATTCACGCTACTATCGGTATGACACTTAAAGGTTTCACTTGCTTCGACTTTCTCAGCAACTTCTATGTTAGCGTCCTTATAGGCGGGACGGTGAACGATTGCGAGGTGGTCAAACTCAAAATCATCGGCAAACCACATAATCGGTCTACCTGTCTCGGACTGCTCGGCTTCAATAATTTCGGTAGGGATTCCAGTCCCACCGATAGAAACGCCATAGTCCTTCTTTAGCCATAGTCCCGATTCCAAAGCGGCAAACAATTCCGAACGGTAGACTTCTGCTACATACTTTACAATGTAGCCTGCTTCTCGCTCGTGGTATGAGGCTTCTGTAACAACACCGACTGCGGCTTCGTCTACGCCACCGTCCATGTTTCTCTTGAAACGACCCATCTCAGCCTTCGGGTGATTTAGAGTCACATCTGCACCAATCATTTCTTTGGTTAGTTTCTTAGCAAGAGCAGGTCGAATACCCCACGAGTTTTTGTTGACTCCTTCGTGGAAAGCAATACCACTGATTCTCATTACTGTTTTACCAGTAGATGCTTCGATTCTTGATTCGATATTATCAATAGTAACATCACAGGTGATAGCGACACGGACGCACTTGCCATCAATAAGTTCTTCGCCAATGGGACAAGCATCATCACAGGAGGCTTTCATATCCTCTTCGTCATCTTTATGGTATGATGCCTCTTTTTCCATAAGTTCTGTATATTCATCATGAGAACCACATGGCATAAAGTAATCACCATCTCGGTGAATGCCTTCGCAACCAAGTTCACTGGCTCTACCTGCGGCTTCTCTTGGGTTGTCGTAGGTGTCTTTTCTTATTTCTCGTGCCGTATGTTCTGCACATGATTCACAGCAAGGTTCTTCATCTGCTTCGTAAAATTCTTTATATTCTTCCATGTTTTCACCACTGGTATAATCTGTTACTGATTTGTTTCTCTCCCACATTTTACAAGACCAGTATCGAGGTGTGGTCTTGTCTTTTGCAGTATCGCATTTATGTCTACTCCTAAAGTTTTTTCTTCGTTCGGGGTCATCACGCTTGATTGACATATTAGGGTCGCCAAATCGGACAATGATAACTCGTCCCGCTTTATTTTGCACATATACTGCGAATTTCTTTTTGCCGCCTTGTGTTCTAAACGGCTTGTTTAGTTTTACTTTTCTGCCTTGATATTCTGCGGCAGTTAGTTCAACTTCTTCTGTATCTTCTCCCCAATCCTCATACTCAGCATCTTCATAGTATTCAAATGCCTCAAGTTCTCTTTCAGCGTCGGGGTCGTTCTTACGATACCATTCTTGAAAAGTATCTTCGTCTTTTGCGGGGAAGTATAGTGTTTCTCCATCTGCGGTTTTTGTCATGTGTATCTCTCCTTCAAATCCTATGTCTCTTGATTTCTCAATAGCATTCTCTCTTTCTATGAAGATGTAATCTTCCATTTTAGCCTTTGCAGTGCTTCGGGGGTGGGAGGTGGGTAGTAAATCATTGTCTTGCTTGTAGTTGGGGTTAGAGGGTCTGCCATTACGAAGAAGGTATAGGAATGCCTTGACACGAGCAACTCCCCACCCTGTCCGAGACATATTGGGGGCATGAGTGCGGCTGAAAGCACCTGCACCACGACGAAAGACAGACTTAAGCCTACCCATACTTGCTTTGCTACCTTTTCCTTTGGAGGCGACTTTTTTGTTGTGTTCCTCCATAAGTTTTCGTAGTCTTGCTTCTGTTTCTTTGCTGATTTGAATGCTACTGTTTGGCTTGCTCGCTGAGTCGGGTTTATTTTTCTTAGAGCCTTTTCTACGCTCGCTTGGTTTAGCGGGAGTTTTTCGTGGGTCATCTTTAGAAGGTCGTCCATATTGTAATGCCTCCACCGTTTCTGCTGAGTAATCATTTTTGTCATCGTAAGTGTTTACGCAAAAAGCATAGCGTTGGTCTTGGTCGGGAAAGTCCCGACGAGCCTTAGAGTCGCCCATGCACCGAGAAACGAATTCGTTCTCCGATTCATTCTCACGAGGACTCGGCATAGTCTATCCACATGAGATTTGTTTTTTAATCATTCTGCGTCTTTTGCTTTTCATGAGCAATACAATGCTCATGTTCTTGTTGCTTAAGTGCTAATTGATGCTGATGCTCTAATTCCATTTTAGCAAGAAGCATATCGTGGTCTGCTTTTTTCATCATAACTTCTTGTTGAGCCTTAATCACATCGGGGTGCAAATCAGTTTCGACCTGTTGTTCATGCTTCCATAATTCAAGAATGTTTTTGTATGCGTCTTTTGCCTCGACACCAATAATCATAATCAAAGCAATAAATGCCTCTACATTTGGCAAAACAATATCGGGCTTGAAAATGCCGTAAAATATTACAGTTCCCGATGCCGCAATAAAAAGGTAAATTGTAGGCAACGCAGTTCTTTTGACCATTCGGTCATTGACGCTATCTTTATGTGCGGTTTTCATCTTGGTCAACTCCTTGAGGTTTGTTCTCATTTTGGCGGGGCATTTCGCCCATGTTAGACCCACTGTTTTGTTTGACATATCGTTGTTTGCCTAATTCGCCTCTTTCAGTTGCCAATCCTAAATCTTCTCTCGCTTCATTCAAGGTAGTGATGCCTGCCTCAAATGCTAATACTGCTCTACGGGTAACTTCAAATTTAGATTCTTCGTCCATAGGGTCGAACTCAAGAACTGGTAAGTCCGACATCTTATGGGGAATACCAAGGAGTTCGAGGTGTTTTGAAAATAATTGCCTTACGGCTTGAACAAGAACTTTTTGAAGTCGTCGGATTGCTTGAACCGACCATTGATTAGCGTTAAATGTAGCGGCAAAGGTTGAACCTCGCTCTTGACCCATAGAAACTCGTGGGACATGAAGCACTGCCGAGATGTCAGCATTAACATTGTCAAGAAACGCTGAGTTGTCGGGGACAGTGTTTTTCAAATCCACGAACTGCATATTTACATAGTGCGGTAGAATCGGCATTTGGTCGGAACGCAATCCATCGAGAGTATCTGCTACTTCGTTCATCACATGGTTTAGTCGAGCGTTTGCTTCTGCGGGGTCTGTAATGCCCTCGATAGCCTCTTTGCCGATTGTAATGAATTGCTTTGTCAAACTATCCTCAAGTGCTATTCGGTTGTTGATACTGTTATACTTTGCTCGGATTGCTTGCTTAAGTGCTGAGAACCTCGAAGCACCCCAAACACCGTAAGTCCATCGTCCGAGTCTGTCCCTAAACCAGTAGGAACGGTAGTCAATTCTAATGTGCATAACTTCGGACGCAGGGAACTCTTGCATATCCCTGTCTTGTTCTCGCAGAATATACTTTTCTGCGGTCATGATTGCATTTTTCTTGTCTGTCATCACATTTGGAGGACGAGAATCAAGAAGTGTCATTTGAGAAATAGGTAGTGATTGAAGTCCAGTAATTCCTGTTTTCGACCTACCTATGTATTTGTTGATGTCGTTTCCATAAACCATCAAATTTCTCATAGCATTGATTAGGAAATCGTCAAAATCCAAGACTTCTTCGACTAATTCTGTAATTGCACTACGGATTGCGGAGTTTCTACCACCGACTACTTTGTATTTGTTTGCCGTTAGGCTAATTGTTCGCACTGCACCGTTGAGTTCGGGGTCGAGTTTAAGCATTTCATCATACAAATCAAACTCGTTAGTGTAATCATAGTTTGTGTTCCTCAGTAGAGTTTCAGTGTCTTGCACCATATCGGGTATGCCTGCCGCCAAAACTGAAAACGGACTACGGCTTTTGCCGAGAGTCGTGGAAACAATAGGCGTTTTTTCCTCCGCCTTGACTGTTTTCCTTGAAAATGGATTCCATGCCATGCTCAGTCCACCTGTCTTGTGCTATTTGAAGATTAGCGAAATATAATCATTACGCTCGAAAAATTCTGTATTTTCCACTTTTACCTCTCCTATTTGAAGAATTTTTGCTAATTTTTTTATTTTTGCCCCAACCACCCATATGAGTTTTTGCAGAAGCCATAGGCATTGACGACTCTACTCTTTTGAACTGGTCAATGGCGTGAGCAAAAGCCATAGTAGTGTCATTGTGCTTGCCGACATCTACGATTTCACCATTTTTCCACACATGAGATTCTAATTCGTCAAGAATAATGTTGACTTTCTTTCTTGTTTCTATGTCACCGTAGGGGAATACGATAAGTTCTCTCTCAAACCATACTCGCAGTCTGTTCATTAGAGCCTGCTTAAGCCCCTTGTTTGAAACTTTCGATGCTCTATAATCAACATGACCGCCTTTTTGATTGATGATTGTCTCATACAATCTTTGAAACCCAACATCTTCTGCGGCAACTGGGGCTTTGTATTGTTTAGCCCATTCGATAATAATATCTGCCTGCCTGTCGGGAGGGAAGTCATTTCTACGCCACATATCAACAAAATGGATATATCCCTCAGCATCTTGACGCAAGCATATTAAAACGGAGTAATCTTTACCTATACCATGCGAAGCGTCGAAGCCGACGATGAATTGACTGGAACTATTATCGAGATGAGCATTGAAACCACTAACGGAGTCTATGTCTATGTTTTTTCTGATGAGACTCCTGTTGAACACTTGGGAGTCGTCGTCCACGACCTTGCACAAATACTCTTGAGCGAAGGCGAGGTCATCGTCCATGCTAATTTTTTGTTCCAAGAGAAACTCAGTGGGTCGGAATTCCTCCCACAAGGGTTGGAGTGAAACATTGTCGGGGTCGGCTTTCCATTCGTCCCAATTAGGAAATGCAGACCAAACGCCCGATTTCCATACCTGTTGTGCTTTTTCGGACAACATTTCTGTGTGGTATAAGTCGGTGTGGGACATTGGAGTGCCTACGACGAAACATGAGGTATTTGGGTCGAGCATTGGTGTG